TACAACCAAGATTTATCGGATTGGTTTCGCGGCGCGGCCCATGAAATGAAAGTCCCGGCGGCAATGGCCCAAGGTCTGCATGACCGTTTTGTTGAACAGCAAATGGCAACCATGCAAGCGGCCCAGACCCAGGCAGCGGACCAGCAAGCCGAATGGGAAGGCGAACTGCAACGTGAATATGGTTCGGCGTTTTCGCAACGGGTAGAAGCGGCCCAACGTGCTTTGAGAGAATATGGCTCTGACGAGCTGCGCCAGGTGTTGAGTGATAGCGGCTTGGGATCAAACCCGCATATCGTCCGCGCCTTTGCCAAGATCGGCATGGGGCTGGGCAGTGGGCCACAGTTTAAGGAAGGCGAAAGCGCCGGGCAGTTTGGCACCACGCCAGACATGGCCAAGGAGCAAATGGCCCAGATACGGGCACACCCCGGCTATTGGGACAACAGCCATCCAGAGCATAAGCCGCTCGTTGCAAAGATGGCAAAGTTAGCGGAATTGGCGCACGGCACGGATGTCGTCGCGCAAAACATATCTGTCGGATAACCGTAAGGCCCGACGAAGGACGGCCGGAAAGACGGCGCGTGGCCCCGCAGGGACAACCACTTCACCCTAAAACGCAACCAGTGAAGAAGGAGAATTGACCAGTGTCAGTTCAGATCACTACTGCGTTTGTTGAGCAATATAGAGGAAACGTTGAACACCTTGTTCAGCAGAAGGGTTCACGCCTTCGTGATTCGGTTTCGGTTGAAACCGTTGTGGGCAAGAACGCCTTCTTTGAGCAAGTGGGAAGCACTGCCGCTCAACAGCGCACGTCACGCCACAGTGACACTCCTCGAATGGACACCCCCCATGCGAGGCGCCGGGTTTCCCTAATCGATTTTGATTGGGCAGACCTTATCGATGACGAGGACCGCGTCAGAATGTTGATCGATCCGCAAAGCCCCTATGCCGAGGCAGCAGCCTGGGCCATGGGCCGTGCGATGGATGAACAGATTGTTGCGGCCGCTGATGGCACCGCCTATACGGGCGTCGCCGGGGGCACCTCGACAAGCTATGACAGCAACAACACTGTTGATGTTCAAGTCGGTATTAGCCCCGCGGCTGATACGGGCCTTAACGTCGGCAAGTTGCGGGCTGCTAAGCAAATCCTCGACGCCAATGAGGCGGAAGATGATGATAGATATATGATCATCAACGCCAAGCAGCTTCAGAACCTTTTAGGTCAAACTGAAGTTACCAGTTCAGATTTCGCATCGGTGAAAGCCCTTGTGAACGGTGAGGTCGATACCTTCATGGGTTTCGAGTTCATACGTACTGAACTGATTGGCACCGATTCCAACAGCGATCACAAAGTTCTGTTCTACCAGAAGGCTGGAATGAAACTCGCAGTTGGTTCTGAACCGTCGATCAAGATTTCTGAACGGGCCGACAAAAACCATGCAACGCAAGTATTCTGCAGCATGGCAATTGGCGCCACCCGTATGCAAGAGAAGTTGGTCGGCTACATCGAATGCGATCCAACATAGGAGGGATGACCAATGGGTACTAAAAACACCGACTTGGTTGCTAATTTTGAGGCAACCCCTCCGACGCTGAACGACAGTGCCGAACTGCATGGCCGTGTGCGTATCGCACAAGGCACTGTAGCTTTAGCTGCTGGGGATACCAACGATAACGACATCGTTATGTTGGCGCCCGTTCCAAGCAACGCAACAGTCCCGCATATTTTTATCGGGTCTGATACGTTTGGTGGAAGCTGCACGTTCAACGTAGGCATCTACACATCGGCTGGCGTAGTCAAAGACGAAGACGTTTTTGCCACGGCAGTCGCTGATGCGGGGGCAATGGCTGATGTTCGCCACGAAGCGGCAGACATCAACACTTGCGGCCAGAAGATGTATGAATTGGCTGGTGATTCAACTGATCCAGGCGGTTTCTACTATGTCGCGGCAACGATGCACGCGGAAGGTGGAACCGGCGGTGACATGAGCTTCATCATCCACTACGTCGTTGACTAACGGATTGGGGGGCTTCGGCCCCCCTTTCCTTTTGGAGGTTTTGCATGGCTGGTTCCATCGTTGACATCGCAAACAAAGGCTTAACCTACCTAGGCGCCAACGCGATCACTGCGCTTACGGATGACACGGTTGAGGGGCGGGCCATCAATCGCATCCATGAGCAAAGCCGACAATATTGCTTACGCGACCACCCGTGGAATTTTGCCATGACCCGCGTTGCGCTTGCCGCGGATACGACATCGCCCGTGTGGGAGTACACAAATTCATATCCATGGCCTTCAGACTGTCTTCGCATTATTGAGGTCGATACGACAGAAGAATGGGCCGTCGAGGGACGCAACATTGTCAGCGATGCGGCCGCGCCGTTGAACATCCTCTATATTGCCGACATTACGGACACGTCGATTTACGATGCTAAATTTACAGAGGCCTACGCCATGCGCCTTGCATCCGATGTGGCCTATGAAATTACGTCTTCGCAAACTGTTGTGGCATCGGCATCTGCCGCTTATGCGACGCTAATACAGGAAGCGCGGCTGGTTGACGCGCAAGAAACAACGTCCGCGTCTGAGGACACCTGGTTGTCGGCGAGAGCCTAATAGATGTCTCGCGTCACGCAGATCAAAACCAACTGGACGGCGGGCGAACTAGCTAAAGACCTGTTCGGCCGCGTAGACATCACCAAGTATGCGAACGGCGCTGAAACCTTAGAGAACTTTATTGTGCAGCCGCACGGGGGCATCACACGCCGCCCAGGCACACGCTTTGTTAAAGAAGTCAAAACATCGTCTGCCAAGACACGGCTGGTGCCGTTTGAGTTTAGCACCACCCAAGCCTATTGCATTGAGTTCGGCAATCTGTATGTCCGTTTCTACAAAGACAACGGCGCAATTCTTGAGGCCAACAAGACGATCAGCGGAGCGACACAGGCCAACCCATGTGTGGTGACGGCAACGTCGCATGGTTATTCAAACGGCGACGAAATTTATATCGCGTCTGTCGCTGGCATGACCGAACTCAACGGCAAGTATTATAAGATCAAAAATAAAACCACGAACACGTTTGAATTGACCGACGTTGATGACACGAACATAAATTCCAGCGCCTTCACGGCTTATGGGTCTGGCGGCACAGCAGCGCGTGTTTATACGGTGACAACAACCTATGCCACGGCAGACCTGTTTGACATCCAGTTTGCTCAATCTGCCGACGTACTTTACCTGACGCACAATTCATATGCGCCACGCAAGTTATCGCGCACGGGCCATACGTCTTGGACGCTGGAAGAGATCACATTCACTGACGGGCCTTACCAAGACGAAAACATTACGACGACGACGCTGACGCCCAGCCATGCGTCGGGCAGTTCAAGGACAATCACTGCCAGCGCCGTCACCGGCATTAACGGTGGTGACGGTTTTCAGACGACTGACGTCGGCCGTCTAATATCTATCGGCCATCAGGCTGCAAAGTGGGCGGCAAGCACGGCATACGCCGTGGGTGACGTTAGGCGAAACAGCGGAAACGTCTACGAGTGCATTAAGGCTGGAACGTCTGATGGATCAGGTGGCCCGTCAGGCGAAGGCGACGAAATTGTTGACAACGGTTGCACCTGGAAGTTCTTGCGTGATGGCGGCATTCAGTGGGGATACGCCACAGTCACTGGCCGCACCAGCACCACAGAAGTTACGGTCACCGTTAATGAAACTTTTGGCGGCACAACGGCTGAAGCTAAATGGCGCCTGGGCGCGTTCTCTGAAACGACAGGTTTCCCTGCCGCGGTGGCCTTCTACGAACAGAGACTATTCTTTGCCGGCACTAGTGAACAACCACAAACGCTGTTTGGCAGCAAGTCGGGCGACTACGAAAACCATACGCCGGGCACCCTAGATGATGATCCTGTCATCTACACCCTGGCCACAGACCAGGTGAACGCCATTCGCTGGTTGTCACCGGGCAAGGTCATGGCTATCGGCACGGTGGGCGGCGAGTTTGTCATTTCGGGATCAACCACGGCTGACGCGCTGACGCCAACCAATGTCAGGGTTGTGCGTGAGGGCACACGGGGATCGGCATCGCACCGGCCCATCCGTATCGATAACGTGGTGGTCTTTATCCAGCGCCAGCAGCGGAAGCTGCGTGAATTTGTCTATGCGTTTGAAAGTGACAGCTTTCAATCACCAGACCTAACCATACTGTCCAACCAGGTCAGCAAGGGCGGCATTACGGAAATCGCGTATCAGCAAGAGCCAAGCACGGTTGTCTGGGGCGTTAAAGCTGATGGACAGCTTGTCGGCATGACGTATCTGCGCGATCAACAGGTGGTGGCATGGCACCGTCACAAGATTGGCGGGGTATCAGGCGCGTGTACGATTACCGTGTCCGACTATGCCAACATTGCCGCCGGAACCACGTTAACATTTACAAAATCAGATGGTGAGGAAGTTACATTTACTTCCACAACAGGAACTGCTGGAACAGATGAGTTCAGAACCCAGACTAACAATAATACGACGGCAGATAATATTTATACAGCCATCAATGCTCATGCAGATTTCACGGTAGCCAATCCGGCAGCAGCGGTTGTCACTGTCGAAGAAACAACGTCAGCCGGCGCCAGGCCGTTGACCGTGACATCTAGCGATACAACGCGCCTGACAACGACAGATCAGGCCATTGCCGTTGTTGAAAGCCTTGCCATTATACCGTCATCGACAACCGGCGAGGAAGAGGTCTGGATGATTGTGCAGCGCACAATAAACGGAGTAACCCGCCGTTATGTGGAATACCTTTCCGATCAATTTGACGTTGAAGAAGACCAAACAAAAGCTGACGCATTCTTTGTGGACAGCGGACTTACATATTCGGGCACTGCCGCTGCGAGTATCACTGGCCTTGACCATTTGGAGGGTCAAGCTGTGTCTATTCTGGGCAACGGTTCGGTCTACACTAAGCGCAATGTTTCGTCGGGCGCAATTTCGTCTGTTGATCCGACAGTCACGAAGGCGCAGATCGGCCTTGCGAACGAGTGCATAATGAAGACCTTGCGGCCGGAAGCTGGCGGCGACGACGGGACTTCTCAAGGTAAAACAAAACGCGACTTTGAAGTCACCCTACGGCTTATCGATACCCTGGGCGGCAAGATCGGCCCAGACATATCGACAGCAGATGAAATCATTTTCCGCACGGGGTCTGACCCAATGGACAGCAGCCCGCCGTTATTTACCGGCGACAAGCGCATCAATATTCGTGGCGGTTGGGATACCGCGGGGCAAACGGTTTATCTAAATGACGAACCCCTGCCCGCCCACATCACCGCGCTTATAACCCGTATCATCACACACGATGGGTAAATAACATGTGTATTCCGTTATTGGTTGGCACTGCCGCCACTACTGCCGGTGCGGTTGCTGGCGGGCCACTTGCAATGGCTATGGGGGGCGCTACTACTGGACTGCTTGGTTCTGCTGGAGTTTTTGCGCCTCTCTCAGGCTCAATTGCTACAAGCATTGGAAGCATGTTTTCTGGTATGGGGGCTGGAAGTGCCTTTAACCTTGCCGGTGCCGGGATGTCAGCGGTTGGCTCTCTTTATCAAGGCGCCATTGCTGAAGGCAATTACCAGTACCAAGCCGGCATGATGGCCTACAATAAAAAGATTTCTGAGAACAACGCGCTAATGGCCCGCCGCGCCGCTGAGTTTGATGCGGATAGGTTTGACCTTGAGCGGCGAAAGTTGATCTCATCGCAAAGAGTAGGTTTCGGTGGCTCAAGCGGCGTGGTTATAGATGAGGGAACGCCTGATGCCGTTGCCCTAGAAACGGAAACGCAAGGATCACTTGAACGCCTTGCTATTTTGTACAAGGGCGAGACACAGGCCGACGCTTATCTGCAACAAGCCGCGGGACAAGAGGCCGCTGCTGCCCGCTACCGCGCCAACGCAGCCACGGCAATGACAAGTGCCGGGTTCGGCGCAGCAAAAGAATTAGCAACTGCTGGTTATAGGCAGTACCGCTACGGCGCCGGCACAAGTTTATTGGGGGATTAATATGGCCCGTATTCCTACACTTCAGCGACGCGCCACGCTCCCGACAACCACGGGCGTCCCTGCTGCGCCTGTCGTCTTAACTGATGATCAAACGGGGCAAGGACTGCAACAAGTTGGTGGCGTTGTTTTTGAAATTGGGGAAAACCAGTTACGGGCGCGGGCCGATGCCATGGTCACGCAGTCTTACGTCAATGCCACGCTCAAGATGGATGAGTTAAAGGAAAGCATTGGCACAAACAAAGTTCTGTCCTGGGAATCCGATCCTAATAGCAGTCAGTTTAACCCAGGTGCCGTGGCGCCAACGGCTGACCCAGATGATGTTAAAGCGCGGATGGCGCAAATCTATGAAACGGCATCTGAAGGCCTGTCGCCTTACGGTCTTGAGAAGTTCAAAAAAGACTACTCCATGTTGTCGGCCAAGGGTCAGATTGAAATCCGCCGGGAACAGGTAACTCGCGACAATGCAGAGTTGCAAGCCCACAACCTTGCCGTATTAGACACGCTCGTTAGGGGGTCTACAAAAGACGGCACCGACGCTGTGTGGGTGGCATCGTTAAAGAAGGGCATCGAAAGTATTGATAGCCTGGAGTTCAACCGCCAGATCGGGCCGAAAAAAGCTGAAAAGTTACGGCAAACATTTCGCGCACAAATGGACAAGGTTAAAGGCGACCGTTTAACTGTTAGCATTGAATTGGCTGAAGCAGACGGTTTGAGGACCGTTGACATTGATGAAGAAGATGGTGACGCGCAAAAACGGCTTGATAAGTTGGACGTTGCTATCAAAGAGGCTGTTGAGTTTGGCGCTATAACGCGCACACAAGGCACACAAGTACGGCTGGCGTTTCTTCGCAAAGTCGATACCGCCATGGCGCAGATGCAAATCGAGGCCGACGCTGCTAAATATATAAAGTTAGAAAAAAATAAAGATTATCTGCCCAACCTGGAAAGCGAACAACGATCAAAGTTTGTTGAGCGGGCGCAGACAAGAATAGACCGCGCGTTGAGGAAAGAAAAAACAGCGGCGGACGCAGCAGAGAGAAAATTTATAACCAACACCAAAGTGTATATTGAGGCTATTAGCGTATCGGGCGCTGAAGACGCAGACCCCAGAGTCCTTGAACTTATTAGCGACGCATCTATCGATGCAAACGTGAGCGACCCTGACACAGCAAAAGCCTTAAAGCTGTTAGTAAAAGATGCCAAAGATTTTGCCGGGGTGCGCCAATCTATTGCTGGCAAATCGCAAGCAGAAATAGCGGCAACGCGTGATCGGCTTGTTGCCGATGCAGAGCAAACATTTTCAGACGTTGCTGAAGCCAGCCTTAAAGATCAAAACGTAAAGCAAGTCCAACTTTATGACCAGGCGTTGAAAGATGACGCAACAGCGCGTCGCAAAGACCCCGCTCAATATGCGATTGCAAACAATGATGAGGTAGCAGAACAGTTTGCAAACTTTATGGGTGCGCTATCAAACCCAACGTCTGGGCCAGAGGTTGTCGCTATTGCCTATGGTAACTACCGGGAGGCGCGCATTGCAGCGTATGCGGCTATGGACATCCCATTAGATATGCAAAAGCGTCTGCCTAAGAACTTTGTAGCCCAACAAGTAGCTATTGTGCGCGAGTCAGAACCCGAACAAATAGCCCAACGGTTTTCTGCCATGAGCGCGCAGATGGGGCCAGATTGGCGCCACATGCTAAAAGAAATGGTTGCTGAAGATTTGCCACCGTCTATTGCCGCCTTGGCCGTTGTTGAAAATGATTTTGCTCGGCAAGAGTTGGCAGGGATTGCTAAAGCTGGCGGCATGAAAGCGTTAAAAGAAAACGTCGATACAAAAGATGTTGATGACGCAACAAAGGTGGAAGTGCAAAGGATACGCAACATTGCCGGCAGCGGAAATATTGAAGTGATTAACGCTCTTGGTGAGGCCATGCGCCTTCTTGCGGTAAACGATGTGGCACAAGGCACCTCTGTGCGCGACGCTATGGACAGGGCTAAAAAGTTGGTGATTACAGACAATTACCAAATGGTCAATCAGGGCAAATTAAGGGGCATTGTTCCTAAAGACAGCATCGAAAGCCCGGCGGCATTAATGTACGGGCTAAACTCTTGGCTGCGTCAGGATGCAAACTTAGAAACCATAGACCTTAGCCAGTTTTCGCAAGGCCGCAATGAGGCGCAGAAAAAAGAATTGGTGCGGACTAACGCACAATGGACGCTGACACCAGATGCGTCAGGCGTGGAGTTGCGAACAACAAACGGAACGCCTGTTAGAAACAACGAGGGCAGACCCGTTGTTGTTCCTGTAGCCAATATTCAGACAGAGAGGCTAGGGGCGCGTGGTAAAAGCCGGCTAAGAGCCGCCACCCAAATTTGGGAGCGCAAAGGCCCAGGCGCGCCGCGTCAATAGCAACATGACACAACTCTTTAATTCTTTTGGCCCGACAAACGAATTGGGTTTGTTGGATCATCAAGTTTCGTTTGATACAGGAACCGTTGTCGGAACGACGCTACAAGAAACCATTGCAACCAACCCGCTCACGCAGCTTTGGCGTTGGAATGAATTGTCTAGTGCGCGGGCTGGGGATTTACAGCCAAACCGATCTGTAGCGGATATTGACGGCCAAGCAACCTACCTGTCGCCACGTTATCGTTTTGCCGATTACGGCACTTACGGAAACCAGCAGCGCACAAGAGAACCAGACGTTCTTTCAGAAGAAGAACAACTAGAACTTATTGCAGAGCAAAAGTTAGAGGGCCAGCTAAAGGCTGTTGAAGGCGAAACGCAAGAGGGCCTGGCGCTCCGCATGAAGTGGAAGCAAGAGGAACTTACGCGACGCAGCATTCTTCAAAATTCCGATGGCGACGTGTCAACAATGGCAGCGCAACTTGGCATAGGCCTGTTTGGCAGCATGCTTGATCCTCTTAACGTCGCATCTGGTTTTGTGCCTGTAATTGGCGTGGCGCGCTACAGCCGCATGCTTGCCCAACAAGCGTCTACATTAGGAAGGACTGCTGTTCGTGTAGGCGTTGGTTCTGCTGAAGGCGCCGCGGGTGCCGCAATGGTTGAGCCGCTTGTGTTGATGGCGACAGACGTTACTGGTTACGAATATGATTACTATGACAGCTTTGCCAACCTTGCATTCGGCACTGTCTTAGGCGGCGGGCTGCATGGGCTTGGTGGTCTTGCTGCCGATGCCATATCGCGGGCCGGCGCAAGAAATGCAGAGTTGACCGCTTTACAAAAATCAACATACGCAAACTATCGCATAGCCAAAGCAATTGATGCCGTTGATGAGCAAACCCGCCGTGAGTTGATGGAGGTTGGGTTAGGACAATTTATGTCCGGTCATCAGATTAGAGGGTTAGATACAGCGTTACGCAAAAGCCTGGAGGAAAACCAAGCTATTGTGCCTGGGCCAAGGCCAGATCGGGATGTTATTTCTAGTCCAGCAGAAATTCGTTTTGATGACGATCCGGCTTTAAGCGAAGGCCATGCAATCAAGGTAACGGCAAGTGATGGCGAAGGCGTACAGATTTCGTTTCGCAATATTGCTGACGCTGAGAAAAAAGCAAAACAGTTAGAAAAGAAAGGCCATCGGGCCACAGTTCGTTCGCTTGGCGACGATGACCACCGCATTGACCTTACTGTTGAAAACAACTTTGTTCGCAAACCTGACGGTGAGTATGTGACTTACCCCGACAGGGCAACGGCTGAGTATGCGGCAAAATTAAACAAAGACCCTGACACTGTTTTGCACGTTACTAGGATTGGTGACGAGTTTCTTCTTTATGAACTAGACACAAGCCTTCGCACGGCAGCGCAAGTCAGACGGGCACAAGGTTTAGACAAGGAAACGCAGCAAGCGTTAGATGCCAGCGGCGATGAAATTCAAATGCCGTTGGAAGTGCCTGTCGTAAAGTCGGACATAAACCCAGAGGCGCAAGGCCCAACCATCCAAGAACTTGCACAGCAAGACGTGCGCGATGCCAATTCTGACAACACGCTTTTCGGTGAAATGCAAGAGCGTGAGTTAGCGGCAGAAGTCGACCGCATTATGGATGACATAATGGAAGCCGCAGACACGCCACAGATTGAAGCCGAAATAGCGGACCTTGAAGCGCAAATAGAAACGATGAAAGCCGAAGCGGGCGACGACCCAGAGGCGCAACGTCTTCTAGATGAGGCGGCAGAAGGATTGCAGAAGACACGCGAAAGCCAAAAGGCCTGGGAACAGGCGGCCGTGTGTGTGCTTGGAGGGCTTGCCTAATGGCCATTGATAAGTGCATTCAGTCTGTTCGCGATGCCATGCCCGATCTGGACGAAAAGCAAGCTGAAGCGTTGTTAGAAGAGGTTGTCGATATTGTTGACACAATTAAATCAAACAAGGCAGAGCAAAAGGTAACGGACTTACAACGCGCCGTTGATGAGGCTATTCAGAACCGTGTGACAGATGCGGTTCGGGAAGCGGCTATTCTTAAGCGCAACGCGGCGATTAATTACCGTATTCGCATGGCGTTTATTACCAAGCTGAGAGAAACACCTATTGAGGAAGTGCCGCGCATGTTGCAAGCAATCCTTGCCGGCGAAATGGGCAAAAGCCAATTTAAACAATCAATAGAAAGTTCTTCTCGCGGCCTCGCATCAATGGCTAAGGCGGTGTTCTTTCAAACAATTGAAAAGAGTGACGTTCCCAGAAGTGTGGCTATTAGTTTTTTGCAAAACAAAAAGAATGGCCGCTATCTAGTACAAGAGGTAGACAATCCAGGTTCGTCAGGAAACGACGTAGCCAAGGCTGTGGCTGAAGCTATGGAAGCGGCTAATGAAGTGTTGCGGCGTCAAGCCAATCTTAGTGGCGCGGACATTGGGCGCATACTAGGGCGCATAGTTAAACAGGCGCATGACAAGACCAAGGTAACAAAAGCTGGCGCAGAGCAATGGTCTAGGGACATTTTGCCGTTGCTCGACCATGACCGCACGTTTGGGCGCCCTATGAGCGAAGCGCAAAAGCTAGAGTTTTTGGCCGACGTTCATAAGTCAATAGTCTTTGGCAGACGCAGTGAAACCGTTCGCGATCTAAGTGAGAAGCCAGGATTTACTGGCCCTGCCAATATGGGCAAGAAGTTGTCGCGATCACGATCTTTGCATTTTAAACAAGACGGCGAAAGTGCGTGGACGTATAACCAGGCTTACGGCAACGATCACATTGGCACGGCGTTTGTAAACCAACTTCTATCAATGTCTGATTCGGTTGGCGCCATGATGCACCTGGGGCCAAACCCCAAGCACATGCTTGATGAGTTTTACACTATGGCGCAGAACCGAGCCATTGATGAAAACAATTTAAAAGTAGTCAACCAGTTAAATGCGGCACACAAGGCAAAAACAGATTTGCTTTTTGATGAGGTGACGGGTCAAGGAAACGTCCTGCCCGGTTTAGGCGAATCTGGATATTATCTAGCCCGCGGGTCTAACATGGCCAAAAACTTAACATCGGCGGCATTGTTAGGCGGCACAACGCTGGCGTCTATAGGTGACATTGGAACAGCGTCAATACGCCTTAACGAAATTGGCATTCCGTTTTTTGAGGCTAACCTTTCCGTGCTTGAAGGTCTTGTAAGAGGCAGAGGAAGCGGCGCGACAAGGGAAATAGCTGACAGTTTGGGCGTCGGCATGGACGCCTTGATGTCGGGCATTCAATCACGATGGCTTGGCAATGACGCGCTAGATGGCCAGGGCGCAAGCACCGTCAGTTGGTTGATGCGCGTGACCGGAATGAACTGGATGAATGACAGCCTCAAAACGGCCGTTGGCATTACCCTGTCCAATTTTATTGCCAAACAGGCGGGCAAAAAGTTTGCCGATATAGATGTGTCGTTGCGAAGCGAAATGGAAGCCTACGGACTGACGCCGGAAGACTTCGATTTAATGAACAGTGTGGTGCGTGAGGTCGATGGCGTTAAGTACCACGATATAAATGCCATTGATGATGTTGACGCGCAGATACGCATCAACGGGTTTTTTACTGGCTTTGCCGACAGCGCAATTCTTACGCCAGGCGCCCGCGCAAACATTGCCACCAGAGGGCTAGAGCGCGGCACGGCAATGAGTGAGTTCAAAAACTTATTTATGCACCTCAAGTCATTTTCTGTGACTTATGGAATGGAAATATTATCGCGTGGGTTTAGCAAGGCCAATGAAGGCCACCGAACAGGCATGCTGGTCAAGATACTGCTGACCTCAATGGTCTATGGTTACATTGCCTCAACCCTTAAAGACCTGGCTAAAGGCAAAGAGCCGATCAACGTAGCCGAAAATCCAGGCAAAGTATTTTATCGAAGCCTTATGCAAGCGGGCGGGCTGGGGTTTTATGGCGACACGTTGATGGGCATGGTTGCCGGCGACGCACGTTTTGGTGAAGGCTTTGCTGAAATTGCGGGTGGTCCTGTCATTGGTAATTTAAGCCGTGCCGCATCTGTCCCAAAAATGCTTTTCGATGAGGATTTTGACCGCGCTGGTCAGACTGCCTATCGCATCGGCAAATCCATGTTGCCCGGCGCAAATATCTTCTACGCCCGCATGGCGCTGGACTATCTAATTTTCTGGAACATAAGCGAGTACCTAAACCCTGGATGGGCAAGGAACTACGAACAGCGAATTAAAGACGAAACCGGCCAAGAGTTTTTTGACGCCGTAAGACCAACCGAAGCCGTGCGATAATGGAGACATAACATGACGGTTACAGCGACCACCTCAACCAGATCATACACGGGCGACGGTTCAACGACTTCGTTCCCTACGACGTTTGCCTTCCAGGGCACGGGCAGTGCGGCCGAATTGACCGTGGTGCAGCGGACTATTGCGACGGGTGCGGAAACGACCTTGTCCTACTCTACGCATTACACGGTCACGGGCGGCAGTGGATCAACCGGAACCGTTGTCGCTGCATCGGCGCCGGCCGATACCGTCCAGTGGCACATTCGCCGCAACACAAGCACGTTGCAAAACTCCAACTATGTTACCAACGATCCTTTCCCTGCCGACACCCTGGAAGGCGACATCGACCGGCTGGCGATGGCCGGCCAGGAGCGTGACGGCGACATCAGCCAAGCGTTTAAATACCCAGATACATATACGGGCGGCGCATCGAACTTGATGCCGGAACCGTCAGCATCAAAGTTGTTGTCCTGGAACTCTGACGCTGATGCGCTGGAAAACACAGACGGCAGAGTAGTAAGCACCACCGCCACTGCCAGCGGATTAAGCACCGGCGCTAGTCCAACAGTTAGCGTTACCTTTACAGCGTCAACCGGCGCACTCGCTTTTGCATTTGGCATTCCTGCCGGTGCAACCGGCGCAACTGGTGCGGCAGGGTCCGACGGCGACGTTTCAACGGCAGACGCCACTGCCTTAGCAATAGCTCTAGGTTAGGAGAAACCACATGGCAAACACGTTTAAACTTTTCACAATTGCCGATGTGGCAGTTGATAGTGGCACATATTCTACCATCTATACGGTGGCTGGATCGACCACGGGCATTGTCCTTGGTCTTGCGCTTTGCAACAAGATCAATGCAGCGCGCACAGTCACGGTAAAAATTACGAGTGACACGGCGAACCGCACGGGGTCAGGCAGTACAGCCAACGAAAGCATTACGCTTCTGAATGAAGTGACAATCCCAGCCGACACCACGCTTGAATTGTTTGAAGGCCAGAAGCTAATCCTTGAGACAACGGACGTGATGACAATCGGTTGTTCGGTGGCGTCGAGTGTCGATGCGGCCCTGTCAGTTATGGAGCAAACCTAATGCCATTTTTAGGATCACAACCCGCCGAGGCTGCCCTAACGACAGGCGACCTGGGCGACAACATTGTCGATGGGACCAAGACCAAGGACGCTTTAATCGGTGACTATTCTGATGTCACAATTACGGCATCTGACCTGATCATGTTCGGTGATGCGACTGACTCGAACAACACCAAGCGCGACACTGTCCAAGGGATTTTGGACCTTGCTGGCGGGTTCACCATAGGCACAGAAGTAGCAACAACGAGCGGAACGACGGCAGATTTCACAAGCATCCCGGCAGGCACAAAGCAAATCATCATTAACTTTGCGGGCGTGAGTTGGAGCGCGACGAATAGCTCACCGACAATCGTGATTGGTGATGCGGGCGGATTTGAAACCAGCGGGTATGTGGGAGCGGGCGGGCAGACCGCAAGCGCCACGTCAAGCAGCCGCACGGATTCGTTTGCCCTTGCCGACACCAACCGGGTAGCCGCCGCCGACACGCTGCATGGCTCTGTGATCCTAACGCTTGAAGACGCAAGCAATTATGTATGGATTTGCAACGGCATGGTCGGCATCGCCGGGTCATCCGACTCCGTGATGTTTGCGACCGGCAGCAAGGCACTGTCTGCGGAGTTGACACAAGTTCGCGTAACGACAGTCGGGGGCGACACCTACGATGCCGGGGCAATCAACGTGCAATACATTAGTTAGGGTTCAACATGAAAAATCATATAGCAGTTGTCGCGTCTGCCGACGGCAAGGTTACTAAATTCCAAGACTTTTCATCGCAGTCAGACGCTGATGCCCACGTTGCAGCGCACGGTGGATTTGTTGCTGCCAAGCCCGACGGCACCATGGATTACTGGACGGTTGATGCGGATAAGAAAACGCTGACTTTTGATAAATCCGGGTCAGATGCAGCCGCAAATCGTCAGGCTATTCTGTCAAAAATCTATGCTTTTGAAGCTGAAATTACACCCCGCCGTGTCAGAGACGCAATTCTGGGAACCGACAGCGATTGGCTGAAGAACAAAGAGGCTGAAATCGCCACAGAACGAGGAAAACTGTAATGCCATATCTTGGAAAATCCCCGGCCAGGGGGCTAGTCGGCACGACAGACATCGATGATCTGGCCATCACGTCGGGAAAGTTAGCCAGTGCCGTGACTTTCGGCTTGAAGTCACAGCAGGTCTTCACGTCAAGCGGCACTTGGACAAAACCCAGTGGCATTACCAAGGTCAAGGTATACGTCATTGGTGGTGGCGGCGGCGGTGGCGGCGGGGACAGTGGCCCACAGGCGGGATCAGGTGGCGGCGCTGGCGGCGGGGCAATGGAAATCATCGATGTTTCTTCCGTGAGTTCTGTGACCGTCACGGTGGGCGCAGGGGGATCAGGCAACAGCAACGCGGCTGGTTCCAACGGAGCCACGAGTAGTTTTGGCTCGTACTGCTCTGCAACCGGCGGCACTGGTGGAGTTCACGACGACAAGAACACGCTCACCCCTGCCGGCGCCGGGTCTGGCGGCGACATAAACATTGATGGTCAGGAGGGCGGCTGGCCGGATTGGGACGGCACATACATTGGTGGCTACGGCGGTAATGCGCCGTTCGGCTTCGGCCCAGGCGGCATCGGTGGTAACAACATCGATAGTGGTGTGGCCCCCCAAGCTGGAAACGGCTACGGGTCTGGCGGCGGAGGTGGAAATTCCAGTGGAGGTGCCACCGGAGGTGCTGGCGCCGGCGGCATAGTGATCGTGGAGGAGTATTCCTGATGAAAGCACTAATTCAAGGCACTCGTATTTGCGATTTAGTTGATGACGATAAAACCTTTGAGGTTCATGCCGATTTGAAGTGGGTAGACGTTTCGGACGGTACCACGCAGCAAGATACCTATGTCGATGGCAAGGTCGTCAAGAAGCCAGACCCGCCAACCCCGACGACATCAGAGGCCGCGATGGCCCAAATTGATTTGCTCGAATCGCAGGTCACCCAGCGCCGTATTCGTGATGCTGGGTCTGATGATGCTGGTGGATCACAGGCTGGCCGTGACTGGATGAAGGCCCAGGAAGCTAAAATCGCTACAGAGCGTGGGAAGCTCTAGGGCAGGTGTGCTATTGATCCCCTCACCGTCGCTGCAGCCATAGCCGCCACAAAAACGCTGG